CCACCACGCACTGGGAGGCCCTGCACGATTTTACCGGTAGCCACGGACACTTCGTTCGCGTCGGCCGACACCCAATCGTTCGCATTACCAGCCGAATTGTTTCGGATCAGTCCGTCGTTGCCGTACACGAACACGTAGGGGTGAAGCGTTACAACGCCCCCCGATACCGACACGCTATTATTGAACGTCAACGTGATCGATGATCCATTGGCCGTGGCTGGCGCGGAAATCACTAGCGCGGTAGTGGTAATCGAGACCACAGTCGTACTAGCAGGTATTCCGGTACCGGTAACCACCTGACCAGCACCAATCAAGATATTTGCTGTAGAAAGCGTAATATTAGCTGATCCTGAGGTGATCGTGGCCGCAACTTGTGTAAATACGCCAATGGGGGACATGCTTGTACCAGTGATGTCGCCGCCGAGCACGGGTGTATTAACGTTATTGTCGATAAGCAATCCATTTTGCCCGGGGTGCGCCAGTAGAAGATTGTCGCCAGACCCACTGACGTCGTAAAAAGTGTCGAACTGCCAAAGATTGTAGGTGTTGGCAGTGAACCCAGTGAGAGTCATGTCGGTAATACCCGACCCGATACCCGCGCTAGTAATCGGGAGTAACTGCAAGCCACCGGAGTAGCCATTAAATACATTGTTAAAATTCTGTTGAGGATTTAAGTAGATGCCACGAGATGGCCCAGCCAAGTCGTTAACTATCTCTCGAAACCCGCCGATCTTGCGGGGGCGGCCGCGCTGGAAACGGACCCAACGCCCGTCTTGATAGCAGTTCGCGTCAAATACGGTCCCATCCCTTTGAATGCCGGGTTTAGTATCAAGGGCGAAAACCTTTTTGGTCATGTAAACGTCCCTCCAGCGATTCCCGTTGAAAATGTGCCGGAGCCTGTTACGCTAACTCCAGTGGCAGTAACACCAACACGCTTGGTGCCAAGCACCGAGATACCAAGTTCGCCAGCACTGGGGCGAAACAGTCCGGTACTAGTTTCGGACGCAAAGTTAAGCGATGGAGTCCCGACTGTCCCATCAACCAAGCTCACAACAGTAGCACCCGCTTGCGTAGTATTGGCGTTTAAAAAGTTTATACCATCGCAGATCAGGGTGGCTTGCTGTCCCGGTGGAATTGTGGCCGTAAATCCAAGGCCGGTCGTGACTGTGAAAGTGAATCCAGCATCAACTAGCTGATTCGAGATCACGTACAAATTCACGATGGGTGGGAATGTGACTGTTACATTACTAGTCAACGTACCGACGTATTCTTGGATGTTGTTCGCCGCCTCATTGTTAGTTAGGAGCACAGAACCACCCGTGACGCTTTTGGTTAGGGATGTGAATGTGAATTGCGAGCTTACGCCGTAACCCACCGTAACGTAGGCAGTCCCGGTACACACGATAAACGCGGACTCGGTCGGGTTAAACGTTTTGGTGCTGTTGCCGTCGATCAGTTCTGCACCGGTGCAGGATATGATAAAAGACCCAGTGCCGTTGTTCTTAAAGAGTGTAAACCAGTTATTGCCAAGCGTTGCGGCGGCTGGAAGTATTGCAGTTCCGGAGCCGCTCCCCCAGACACGAGTTTGTGCCCGATCTGTCGTGGCGAACGTGGAGCTGGTAGTGATCGCGGCACTTGGATGGCTTTGGTTGAGTGTTACACCACTGGCGACGAGACCGTACCCAGCCAATGTCGTAGCATCAGCCGAAGACGTTCCAGTGCCGAAAGCGATTATGCCCCAAGTTCCTTGAGCGGTTGCATTGGTAGTGATGTAAATGTACTTGGATTCGCCCGCCGCCACCGATACGATCGTACCAGTACCCGCGTAATCTTTAACGGTGAAAGTGTTTGCGCCGATGTTCCGTATGAGTGCGTCATTCCCTACCGAAGTCTGGTCAGCGGGCGGCATGTACAGGTTTAGACCGGCAGTGCTGGCCGTGACCTGCATAATCCTTGCCGCGAAGTCAGAGTTCGTCGTGCTGTTCGATGGCCAATTCAACTGGGTGTTCGCCGTCAGAGTAACGGCGCGGAAGCTCACATCCGTCGGCTGGATGACGTCACCAGTGAAAGGACTGACGTAGCTCATGAATCCACCGCAATCGCTTGACGATCCGCAATGCGGAGTTTATCCTCTTCAGCCAACGTAGCCATGATCGCGTCGTATTGCGACTGCCACATTGGGATGCGCTCGTCGTTCTTTAGAAATGGCATCGCTTGCAGAAGCGAGCCGTACAGGAGTGCTTGTGGAGCGTAGATCGTGAACCAGTTAGTTTGGTTACTCGAGTCCAACGGCTGGACCCGCTCGTAGTACAGCACCTCAAACGCGTAGGCGATGGAGGGCGTTGGAGCTACAAGCCAATTCGTGTAGTCGTAGTCCGCGTAATACTTGGGGACCCCGGTAGCGGTAGGGTCCGGAAAATAATTCCGGAGGTACTCGTACTTGCGCAAGAGCACCGGTTGGCGGCTACCGGCTACTGTAATATTCATCGACACTGTCTTGTGCCACCGGGCGGGCTTAGCGATGACGGCCGTACTCGCCACCATGTTACTGGTGTTGACGGTAAGGTTCCCGAGGAATTTGATTTTCGACGCGATCACCTGCTCGGCAAGCATGATAAAAAGCGGAATCTTAACGAGAGTAGCGGTATCAGTACGTTCTAGATAAGACTCGATGTTCTCAACTAGCGTTGTGTAGGTCATTACTGAAGCTGTTGCCATAAAAGCCCTCCACACGAATTGCAACGTTGATTAGGATTATACCACGCCTTTGACATTTGGTCAATTCAGCAGAGCGCATTCGGAGGTACGCCTCTTGAGGAGTCCCGGCAACACCTTGCCGCCGCCCCGGGTCCACAACATTAACTGCTCTTTCGCACCCTCCCAGTCTCCGGCGTTAACCTTGCGCTTCAAGGTCGAAGTCTGAAGCCGTCCCACGCCGAGGTTGTAGCAAAAGTCCACAATCGCGTTGCATTTCCGAACGTCCGTGATTAGCCCCGGACAATTCCGGAGGACCCCGGGAAGGTAAGTGTGTTCAAGCTCCACCATCAGTAGCTCCCGTGCCGCAGGTTCATCCATTGGAGGGTCTTCCAGCGTCACCTTTCGCTTATCGGCGTAGTAAGTGCTCCCGTACCCGATCGTAGCTACGTTGGCCGGGCAGAGGTAGGGCTTGGCCCGATACCCCTCGTACCGGCGGCAGAGTTCAGCGGCAAGCTCTAGGTTCATATGCCACGTTGCTTCAGAGTGCGATCGAGGAACCAGTAATTAATGGTGCCGGACAGCAAAGCGGAGAAGTCGGGGGTCATCATCGTCCGGAACACCTCGACGGCAGGAGCACCGGCGAGCCAAGCGTTCCAAGCGAACCAGATGTGAATGAAGGACCAGACGAACAGGATCCAGTAGGTCACTAGGGGTCGGACGGAGGCCGAAAGGCCCGCCACCCAACCACCGGCGGCTTTGACCATCTCGGCTTGCTGGATGATGGCGTTGTTAAAGGCGTCCATGACCCCGACGTCCACCGCCGCTTCGCGCTGTGCCCCGATCTCGGCGAGCTTTTGCTGACCTCGGAGTTGTTCCAGTTCGCACTGCCGGGCGAACATGTTCAGCTCGTGCAATCGCTCGTTCTTTTTATCGAAGAACTTCAGCACTTCGGGTGCCATACGGAAAATACCGCCGAAGATGGAGCCGAGTAAGCCCCCGGATAAAATATCAAGCATAGTTAGTCCTTACAAGATTTAGATTTGTCGTCATTCTGCATGAGTTTGATACCACTCAGGAACCCAATCATGCCGCCGATCAGAGTAGAAAAAGCGGGTGAAATCATTTTGAAGATCTCGGCGTTGTCCACTTCCTTTGCCCACAGACCAAGCATAAAGCTGATTACCATGGCCAATACGGAAATGCACAGGGTGGTGCTTACCATCAGCGTGACGTACAGCGTCAACTTGTCCCGGGTGTCCGGCGAAGGCTTCTTGGGTCTGGGATTCGGCTTCTTGATCATTTCTTTTCTCGCTCAAGTGCATCCTTGTATCCATGTACGATTTTGGCTCTAAGCCACGTTGAATCGGCCGTGCCCGCCCACTCGGATATATTGTTCCATATCACTACCATGTCTGTGGACTTGCAATACTGGGCGTTCTTGTCTAGCCATGCAACCATCTCCCGGTGCCGCAGTGTGGGGTCGTGCACGGTGTAAGCGATTCCGTAGAACTCGCGCACGTGGCACCCTTGCTTGGACGACGCTCCTGCAATGACTAACAACAGGAGTAGAATAAGCCAGCGCATCCATGCCAGTGCCTAGATGCCGATTAATTTTTTAACGAATTCGCCAGCGACGCCGGGACCGAAGAGCACCGCCGCAAGTAGTATGTACAGCAAGTACTCAACGGTCTTCATCCGCTCTTTGCCCCGATCTAGCTTGTCTTCGATCGAACGATAGCGTTCAGCGCATACCGCTTCGTGTACGGCGAGCTTAGTCTCCACTTGTTCCATCTTCGACCTTGAGGGCTTCAGCGGGCATCTCCGGAGGCTTCGCGGCGTCCTGCATCGCTTGGATCAGTTGAAAGACTTCTTGGTAGGGGCGTGTGCCCAAGTAACCAATGATCTGGTTTGCTGTTTCAATAGGTAATTGCAAGGTCATACAGTTGGCTCCGCAGGTACAGGTGTTGGCGCGACCCAATTAGGGTCTTGCACAATCATATTAGTCGCTTCATCGAACATATCGCGCCCTAATATCACGTCGACATGCTGTTGAATCGGAAGTGCAATGATTGTGTAATCATTTGAGCTAAATTTTTTGGCAGAAGCAAAAGCCGCTAACCATTGGTCGGCTGAAGCTATGATAGGGGTGGAATTATCGACCCTAGTTTCTGCAATAAGTTTCGTAGATTTATTGTAAATAACGTAAAACATATAACCTTTCAAGATTCAGTAATGGTTGTGAAACTGTAGCCAATAGTTGCAGTACCGCCACCATTGTTAAAAACTTTCATCGCAACTGCATCGCCAGAGCCGATCCAAAATTGTGATGGGCAATTCTCTAAATTAGCCATTGAAGATACGATGCTGGCTGGATTGTCTGTGGAGAACAAGGTGTAGGCGGCGACATTGCCATCTGCTGGAAAAACATTATTGGTGTTTATACCCAATATTACGGCACCAGTCTGCGTATACTGAGCACTTGATCTTTGAGCACCACTCATATTTTGGACACCCGGGTAAAAGTCAAAACCACCAGCGCCGTTACTTGAGGCAGTCGCTTTTATGGCAACTGCCCAAAAGACTGTCCCACCACTCTGCGCAACGTACAATTGCGCCACACAACCGCTTCCAGCCACCGAATTCTTAAATGCTAGACCATTGATGATTACTCGGGTTGCTGTGCCGCCACTTTGAGTAAATAAAGTAACCCCGCTACTCCCGGACGAGGAAACAGTCGTTGATCCTCTTTGTAGTGCAATTGTTTGTGCCATTTATCTTCTCCTAAAAATTAAAGACCCATTGTTGAACTGAACGCGCAGAACAGCATCGTAGTGCCACCACTCGCTGTTGACGTGATCGTCACACTACCAGTGGATGCGCTAACTGAGATACCCGTACCCGCAGTAACGCTTGTCACACCCGCATTCGTTAAAGTCACAGTACCTGAGGTCGTAACTGTACCACCGCCTGACATACCAGTTCCAGCGGCTACTGTAATACTGGTCACGGTGCCTGTTGCGGCGTTTGTCCAAGTAGGAGCCGCACTCGCGCCGCCAGATGTCAGGACTTGACCGCTTGTGCCGTATGTTGCACCGCCGATGCCGAATTGACCCGAGGCTCCTACTTGAAACCGAGTCGTGCCGCTAGTCGCAATTGCCGTTACAGAAGTGCTGTTAATGGTCGTATTTGCACCATCGGCTAATAGTGTGTAATTCGTAGCAGAGGGTGTTATTGATGTCGACCAAATACCGCCACTACCCGCAGAATTGTTGCCTAAATGCCACCCTGACAATGTGCTATTTGCTGAACCAACTCGAAACATACTTCGAGTAGACGCGGCACCCTCGAGTGATAGAGTACCCAAGCCGCCTAAAGTCATTAACGTACTCGCGCCATTAGTTCCATTTCTCCATAGAAAATTTCCAGCATTGCTATTGCCTCGATGATCAAAGATCAGCGAAGGAGTGCCCGATGCTTGTGTGCTAATTCCATTTTGGATGCTCGCTGTTGTAGAACCTAAACGAATCTCACCACCGCCATATCCAGTTGGGCCGCCTTGGAATGTTGCACCACCAGTAGATGAAAGGTTAGTACCATCAAAAGTAAGAGCAGACCCAGTAGCCAATGCACTAGAACTAGATGCGTAAACCACACCGCCTGATGTAAATGATGTTAGGTTTGTACCGCCATTAGCAGTGGCAAGCGTACCAGCTAAGGTAATTGTGCCAGACGTGGTAATAGGGCCACCAGACGTGGTCAAGCCTGTTGTGCCGCCTGATACGGCAACGCTAGAAACAGTAGCCCCAGTTGAACTACTAGAAGCAAGCAACGTAACTGTGCCTGCGCTGTTCTTTGCATACAGCTTCATGTCGTTGATATTTAAGCCAAGTTCTCCGTTGGCAAGGTTGCCAGACGTAGGAACGGCAGAAGCCGTCGTGCTGTAGTACAGCGATATTGGGGTGAAGCCTGAAGCCGCCATTAGAAGGTTCCTCCGAAGATGCCAGTTGTGGCAGTAACAGTCGTAAAATTGCCTGTTGCCGTAGTTGTTGCGCCGATAGTCGTACCGTTAATTGTTCCACCAGTAATTGCAACAGCACTAGCGTTTTGCGTAGACATTGTACCGAGACCAGTGATTGCGGCATTGGGAATTGTGGTAGACGCTGACATTGCACTTGTGCCGTTACCGTACACATAACCAGTTAGTGTAGTAGCTCCCGTACCGCCATTCGCGGCATTTAATGTACCCGCAAGTGTAATGGTGCCAGTCACGGTGACTGGGCCACCACTAGTGGTTAGTCCAGTCGTACCACCTGACACGTCCACACTTTGCACCGTACCGCCAGCGGCAGGGGTTGCGGAGATCGTGATGCCACCAGCAGTGTTTGAGATGCTGACGTTCGTACCAGCGGTCAAGGTAGCTAGGGAGTAGCCTGATCCGTTACCGATGGGTAGTTGACCGTTAGACGGTGTGGCTGTTAATCCTGTACCGCCGTAAGCCGTACCAATAGCTGTACCGTTCCACGTTCCTGCTGTCAAAGTTCCAACACCAGTAATACCAGTGTAGGATCCACTTAAACGAGCCGTAGGAAGCGTTCCAGATGTGATGTTGGCGGCGCCC